CGATCTCTATAGGTGCTTCTCCATACCCACATCCCCAAGTAGACTCATCTTCTCCCTTTGGGTCAATATATTCTTGTACTTTTTTGACTAATTCGCTAGATGCTACTTGCTTTAAGTCATTTATAATAACTGTTTTTACAGTGTTTTTCCCATTCCATAGTGGAAAGATTTTACTATCTCCAACTCCAGCTACTTCTCTAGCCCATTGCATATAGTGATATACATTTCCAGAGGTTGCTGGCATCTGAACTTTTATATCATATCTACTTAATAATGATTCATCAGTTTCAGCATTAAAACCATCATAGGTAGCTTTCTCATTATTACAACTTTTTATACCTTGAATAGTAACAGGCATTTGAGTAATAGTTTTAGCACCAACATTGCTAATATCTCCAGGAATAACAGCTTGAATTTTTATAATCCCAGTATTTACTATACTTTTAGTTTCTAATGATTTAAATTGAACTCCATTGATAGTTTCAAATATATCTCCTATTGTTATAGTTCCTGTTCCATTAACCGTTAATTCTCCTATTGAATATGTAGCTAGTTTTCTAGTTAATCCTTGAAGTTGAAATACTCTTTTATCTAACTCTTCTCCAGTTAGTCTATGGATGTCAAAGAAATCCCAAATATCTGATAATTTTTTTTCTAATTCAGCTCCTTCTAAAGCATATGTTTTAATTAAATCATGTGTAAATGTTCCAACTGATTTAATATAGTCATCTGGAATATTATTTAACATTTCTTCTAGTATTTCATCAGCACTTTTGGCTGTATAGTAACTAGACATTTAATTCCACCTCGCTTTTAATTAATTCATCATTAACAATTACAACAATATCAAATACTAGAGAATTAAAATTTTTAGTAATATTGATAGATTCAACACTTTGAATATTTTTGTTAAGTAATAATTTTTCTTCTAGCTCATCTTTTATTTGAGCAATAGTAAATCCAGAACTATAAAATTCATTCCCTCTCATTTCATAGAGAAATCTTATTCCAAACTCAGTATCTTGATATACTTTATATTTCTCCATTTCTGTATGAAGTAAAAGAAATATCCATTGCTGTACTTGCTTTTTTTTATCTGTAAATTCTGTTTTTCCATCTTTTACTACAACTTTTTTAGTAGTAGTATCAAATAATAAATCTTTATATTTATTATTTAGAGTTTCACTATTAGTAATTGTAACTGAACTAATAGTATTTAAGCTTTTTGGAAAGATGCTCATATATCTCCCCCTTTATTTAATTTTTCTAATTTTAAAATCTACTATCCATTTTTGCCCATTTTCAGTAGGAGTTACTCTTACTAAATCCCCAGTTACTAATGTATCTGTATTAATAAAAGTTCCATTAGCTTTGTACTCTCCACTTCCTTCAATAGTTCCATGTTGATTTGTTGCTCCTAATCCACATGGCTTATTTGATGAGGTAGCATTAATAGTTATTTTGTCTAATGTTCCTTCTAGTTTATAAGTTCTAGTATAATCATCAAATAATCTATCATTCATATATAACATATGAGGGTATAAAATAAACCTTCCATCTAAAATGGATATAGTAAGTTCTGGAGGAGCTTCAATTACTTTTCCTATACAGACTTGAAAATTTTCAGGAGTTTCTAATCCTTTTAAAAATTTAGCTGCTATTTCACTATTCTTCAAATAATTCTACCTCCAAGTTCACAATATGTTCTCCCTTTCTCCAGGTATGGACACAAGAATTAATCAAGTATTCCCCATAAAGTTTTAATTTAGGATTATTAAGGTAGACAACTCTTCCAGCTCTGAACTCATCATCTCCAAAACCTTCAAGTGATACAGTTTTAAAAACTTTATTCAACTCTTTTAATTTCATTTTCGCAACATTCCGAACTTTAGCTTCATCTTTATTAGGTTCAACATTAATAATTTCTTGTAAACTTCCATATTTTTCAATATTAGTATTATCTTCAGCTATTGCTAATATTTCAGTTGATTCTTGTTCATTTGAAGTTACAAGTATTCTATTTTTCATTTCTAAGATACTTTCACTTATACTTTCATTCCCAGTTTGTCTATATCTAAAAGATACATTTACCTTTTTAAAAGGATTAACATTAAATTTATTATCTATAAATTCAAGTTTATATTTAATTCCTAATTCTTCATTTACCTGTTTGAGAATATCATTAATAATTTCAGCAATAGTATTAGAGTAATATAATTTACTAATAGAAGTTGAAATATTACTAATATCTCCAATAGGAGCATCTATTTCCTGTAATAGTTGTTTAATAGCTACACTAGCACTAATATCTTCAAATTGTTTAATTACTTTATTTTTATTTAAATAAAAACTATAATCTAAACATTCAATAGTTCTATTAAATTTAGTAGTTGTTATATTTACTATTACTCCTCTAAATAATTCCTTGGTATTATTCAAAATAATTATATCTCCAGTTTCTATTTCATCTGAGAAAATAAAACTAGTATCATTATAATTTCTAGCTATGTTAAAAGCTAAAGATGCTCCTAAAGTATCCATAGAAGTACTTAAACTAATAGCTCCACTTATATCAGTTATATCAACTGCTCTTTCTCCTTTTATAACATATAAATTCATAAAATCACCTGTTCACATACTCTTCAATAGTGATGGAATAGTCAATGTCCTGATTAGATTTTTTCTTCCAGGTAAAATCTTTAATTATACAAGGATATGAGAATGAAGTTTCTGATAAAATTACAGTAACTTTTAAAATAGATTTTCTATATTTACTAAGAAAAGCTAAGCACTCTGGAGCTAAAAATGATAAAAATGGCAGCCATCTGTATCTTTTATGAGGGAAAAAACTGTTGATAGAGATTGTTTTTAGTTTCTCTTCTCCTATAAGTGTCAGTTCTTTCCCTAAACTATTTTCAAAAGTTTCAGTGTTTAAAGAGCTACCAAAAGATACATTTTTACTTTCAATAAAGGGAAATTTAAAGATATTTTTCCTATCAAGTGTAGATAAATATATCTCCATTTTATTTTCCTCCAAATAATCTTTTAAAAAAACTTTTCTTTTTAGATTGAACTTGGATGTTTTTTAAGATAGCTAATAAATCAGTATAGTTTTGTTGTAATATTTTGTGTTCTGCAAGTAATGTATAATATTTTCCTTTTATATCATCTGTTGCTGCTTTTTCATTAGCTGAGATAACTCTTGCCTTTTCATTAATAATATTAATAATAGCTCCACGACATTCTTCAATACTGTCAAGTTTCCCAGTATTTGTATCAATGCCAAAGAAATTCTTTAAATATTTAATTTCTCCTCTTAATACTTCTCTTCTAGTCATAATATCCTCCTAAGTTATATTAGCCATATTATTTTTACTTATATCTACAATTACACCAGCTACTTTTTCTTTAAACTCATCATACCCATATATATCTCCTTGAATATATATATTATTAGAATTAGTTACTGCTGGTCTTGGATTATTTATAGTAGCTCTAGTAATAGCATTAGATTTAACTGAATTTAAACTCTGAGGAGCTTCTACTTTTGCAAAACTTTCTTCAAATACCTTATTTTGACTTGGTATTTTATTTTCTACTTGTGGTTTTGCAAGTTCCTGGATGTCTTTTTTTGTTTTTTCAGTTACCTCTATATTTTTTTCAATATCTTCATCACTAAATAAACTTTTAGCCCATTCCCATACTTTTCCTAATCCTTTTATAATAGTTATAACAGGCATAAAAGCTCCTACAATAATACTAGCCCACCATGGCATATTATCAGCAAAAGATTTCAAAGAATCCCATAGACTTCCTACAAAAGATTTGACTTTGTCAAATTCAAATATTAACATGTACAGAGCAAAAGCTATAGCTCCAATGGCAGCTGTTACCCAACCAACTGGAGTAGATGCTAACATTAAATTAAAAGATGCTATTGCTAATTTGAGTTTTGTAAAAATAGTTACTAAAAATCCTATATTTGACAAGGCTGTTACAGCTATTTGATAAGCTTCAAAAGCTGCTTTTAGAGTAAAAACTCCTTTTGTGAGTATATAAATTATTCCTAAAAATTTAGTTAAATCTATAATTACTTCATGGTTTTCTTTAATAAAGTTATAAGCATTCATAACTGAATTAGCTATTTCAGTAAAAACTATTGTAAATTCTTTAGCTAAATTATCTAATGTTCCATCTTCTTCCCATTTTATTAGTATATCTCTTAATAAAGCCATTTTTTGTTTAATGATATCAAGTATAGAACCTGTTTTAATAAGTCCATTCTCCATACCTAATATCTTAGCTAATCCCATATTAATAGAACCTGTAATTGTACTCCATAATCCTTTTACAGTTTGAGAAAGTTTTTCAGCTCCTCCATCAAACTTTGATACCATGATTTCTTCTAATACAATTTTTAATTTTTCCTCTTGTTTATCTTTTACCTGTCCTTGTTTATTAAATACTTTATTTTTTCCATACTTTTGTTCAGCGGCAGCAATAATCATCTCTTTTGAAATTCCTAAACTTTCCATAGTTTCAAATTCATTTTTTGAAAGTATATCTTTTACAGCTTCTGTTGCTTGTTCCATAGTTGTATTGGTAGCCCCAGCGGCATCAGCTATCCTTGCTAACCATCTTTCACTATCTATTCCATAACTTTCAAGAGTGGCGGTAGCTTGGATAACTTCTTCAGGACTGAATGGAGTAGATATAGAAAGTTGTTCAGCATTTTTCATCAGCTTATTTGTTTTTTCAAAGTCCTTAGTAGCTGTTTCTAACATAGTTCTGTAAGCTTCTAAGTTAATAGAAGTTTGTAATCCAGTTGTGAAAGCAGCTCCTCCAACTAAAGTAGTTGTAGCAGCTCCCCATTTAAGAGCTGATTTAATAGCTCCATCAATAGATGAGCCTACTGTTTTACCCCATTCTTTAAAAGTTTTCTTTGATTCTTCTACTTCTTTTTCAATCTGTCTAAAACTATTTCCGAGTTTCAATATCTCTTTTCGCTGTTCTGATACAGAGTTTTCAGCTTGTTCTAAAGCTTCTTTTAAGGCTTTTTCCTGAGCTTTCATATCATTTACAGCATCACTATTTTGAATAATAGTTTCTTCTAATCTATTAAGATTTTCGGTTTGTTCTTTAATAGAAGTATTATTATTTCTATGTTGCTGCCTCAAAGCTTGGAGTTGTTTGGCAGCATTTTTATATTCTTTAGAATTACTTCCATACTCTTGCCCAAGTCTATCAAGTTCCATAGCTTGCTTAGTAATTTCATTTTGCAATTCTATATTAGAATTTTTAAGAGAATCAATATTAGCTTTAGCTCTTTGGTATTCTCTATTTTGCTCAACAACACTTTTTTTCAAGTTTTCTAACTCTGTTACATACTGAGCTATATTAGCTTTAGCTTGTTCTACTGCTTGTTTATACACTTCTAATTGCTCTTTTGCTTGTTCACTTTGCTTTTCAGCCTCTTTTAGAGAGGCAATAGCTGGTTTTATTTGCTCACTAAGAGCATTTTTCAAGCTAAGTATTACACCTATTGTTTTACTCATTATTCCCCTCCAACTCCTATAGAAGCTTTAATTTTTTTAATGTCATACTCAATTTGTTCTTTCCTATTTACTATCATACTTTCAATAAAGAATAATTTCTCTTCCTCTGTTAAATTAAGTAAATATTGTAAACTATGTCCTTTTTGGAGATAATAAGATATCCAATATAATTCTCCTGGATTCTCATTATCTCCTATGAGTTTTTTATTTCTTCCTCAGTTTCTTTTTTTACTTCTAAACCTTTAAAAATAGCATTTATACTATTAGCTATTCTTAATACTTCTGTTGTTCCTAATATTATTAAAGGAATTTCTATAAATTCATACTCTTTATACATATCTCTAAGTTCTTTTTCTTTAAAGAAAGAACAACTATGATATATTAATTCTGAAGCATTTAGAGCCATTCCTTCCATATCCATATTTTCCATAGAAATATTGTCTTTCTCTTTAAGAGTTCCTTTATAGCATTTCAACATTTTATTATTGTATCTTAGTAATTCTGATTCATCAGGTCTTTGAAATTCTATTTCTCCTATCCCCTCTACTTCTATTTTTGCTATTTTTACTTTTTTAGCCTCTTTTTCTCTTACTTTATTTAAAAAATCTTGGAATGTTACCATTTTTCCTCCTGTTATTTGAGAGGGAATTAATCCCTCTCTTTTATTTTAATTCTGTTACTGTTTCAGCTTGTCCAGTTAGTTGAATCTCCTTTACTTTTCCTTTTTCAAAAGATGCTCTAGTTCTTTCATCAAAAGTTACTCCATCACATTTAGTTC